TCCGCACTCAACCTATCAAACAGGGCCGTGGCATTCGCCAGGTCCGTGGTGTCAAGGCTATACTTGATCTTAATCTCATTATTGGAAATGGTAGCCATCGGAAATCAATTTTGGCAAAAGTACATAAAAAAAACCCCTGCAATCTGCAAGGGCCTTTCAACTAAAACTAACCTATTGTCGAATTTTACTTTTGGCTTTTGAGATTTCCCTTCTCTTCTCGGTTATCCACCGGTTGTAGTAGAGGTAGTATTCGTAAACTGGCCTTTCGACCATAAATTTATATCGTTCAGGAGATCCATCTGCGACTGCAAGGCCCTCATCGTATCGTTGTCTGAACTGTCCATGGACATAATTGAAATAATATGTGTCAGGTCTTTCAACCTTGCCATTGTTTCCCCTTGCAAATAGATCGGGAAATTCTCCGTTAATTCTCTCCCAGAGGGCATTAAAGCATACTCCGGGAGTTGAATAAAAAAATCGGGAACATCGTTATTAGTCATCCAATGCCTTATCTTTTCCTGATTGTATGGATACTGGTAATCCAACGGATTCTCACCTTCATCGAAGTAAAGCACAGAAGCCAGTTTTAACTGCCTTGTTAGACTGAAGGACATATCAATCTGCTCCTTTAGCCTGTGAGCCAATACACCCACCTCAAAAAGCTTTTTGTCATGCTTCTTCTTGTCATCCGTTATAACCTGAATAAGGCTATCATTCCATCCCTTCAACTGGTCTGGGTTAATCTGCCATAGTTCCTCGGTGAGAATATCTCTTGCGGCCACGGCCCTCTGGAAAGGGATGTTGACCTCAGAGTTAAACTTGAAGTAATGTATTCCACCGGAGGAGAAAACATATTCAATTTGGTCCCACCGTTCCTTCGGTGCCAGACCTTGGTACCTTGGCTTCCCAGAGGAATCTACTTGGGGAGCATCAGTCCCACTTGTTTCAGGAAGAGATGGTTTAGACCTAAACCAATTAAGCATAAGAATAATGGGTATTTAAAAATAAAGAAGGTTACGAAAAGGAATTGCCAAGCCCCAGAGCAGTAAACGCACTCACCCAGGGGTTTTGCCAAATTCTCCGGTAGGCTTTGGAGCCACAATAAATACGATTTTCCAATCGGATGATCTTCCAGGAGATGATTCAGGAACCAAGACAAACAGGCCATCAGGAAGGCCATCAACATCAGGCTTAATAAGGCAACAACCTCTTCGCCCCTTTCCGCAGGAAACATCATACTTCATTAGAATATATCAAGTGTACAGATAGTAATATCACTCAAGCCCGGTGCCATGTTCCATTGGACCCCTTCTACCATTTGTCCTTCCCAAGGAAAACTAATAACATTTAAGGTTAATGGGTCAAGGTACTGAAGTGTGTAAGGTCCACCATAAGGATTGAACCAATCGGTGCCAATTATGTCCAGAGGAATCTCCACCAGACCATCCTCCACAAGCAGAGTTTGTTCAAAGGTTACATTGTTGCTCTTGGTTATCCTGACTCGGATGCTAACCTCGGTATAGTCCAATGGGACTTCTAACCAGAATTCCGTGCAACACCCGATGATGGGTTCGCAGATTACCATGTTATTCTTGCAACAGTTTGCCATTGAATTTCTGAATGTTGTATTCGCTTGCAATTTCATAAAAATTCGCAAAAGAAAAATATCTCCATGCATCCAATGCGTGAGACTTATCAGGGTTCTTCTGCTTCCAGGTATCCAAGCTTATCCTCCGGTCCACCTTTCCTTCCTTAAAATCCGCTATCAGCGCTTTATTAGATTCCTCTGCAATCTGGATCTTACACTTCCTGAATACCAAGGTATCCACAATCCTTGTATTCAGGTGACTGGGCGAAGACCTCATAATCTGGAGGTTCATATCCGGTAGGTTCATAAAGTTGGCAATAAGTTGGTATGCCGACATATTGGCCGTGGTGAAGGCGGACCTTGCTTGTCCTGCCGGATCACCATTAATGACATACCTCATGCCGGGGAATTCCTGTTTAATCATATTACACAAATCCCCAAGGTCTCCATGCCGGTAAGTCTTAATGACATTTATCGTACCGTAGTACGAATGACCCGGAGCATTCTTTGAGAACTGGATAGCCACGCAAGTGTTTGTAATGTTAAAGTCAAAGGTCAGGTACAATGGATAATCTGGGTGCGCCCTAAGATAACCTTCTACCACATGGTCCTTCGGACTGAAATACTGGACATACAAGGTTTCCCTATCCCAGATTCCCCAGTTTCCATTTGCGTAAACATCCCAGTAGGTATAATCCACATCCTTCAGGGCTTCCATCCTGATGGGATACTCCTTATCCAGAAACCGGTAGCAATCCTTGTAGGTAGAGTGCAGGATTAGGATCTTATCCTTCTCAACCTCCGGTGGCCGGTCGAAGAACCTTTCCTTTATCCAATGGCTATCTGATACCGGGTTAAAGGTCAGGAAGAATCTCTTCTGGTGCTTGGATATACCACGAAGTCGAAGTGTAACTTGGATGAAGTCTTCCTTGGTCAACTCGGTAGCTTCCTCCACCCAGATATACTTGGCCTGTGCAAGTGACTTTAGCTTCTCTGGGTTATCCACACCCATGAAGATGATCTTGTTACTTCTGGACCTAAATTCAAAGATTCCATCGTAAGCGGTAATCAGGTCTCCCAGACCCCATTCGTAAATCTTATTCTTAAAGTCCATGTAGACCGAAGTACGAATGGTAGCCGCAACTTTACGAAGGACTACAAAGGTCTCATTCTCATTCTCATCATGGTCCAGTAGTTCACTAAGGAAGAACTGAATCATGGTCTGAGACTTTCCACTTCCTGCGCCTCCGTATAGTATGTTGTAAATCTTTGGCCTGGTAATGGCCGGAAGGTACTTACCGTTCCATAGTTCCGAATTACTTAGGTCTAATGTTGGCATCTATTGGCTTTCTGTTGGCCCACAAAGGTATATGCATTTTTTGCACATTGCTTTGGTCAAGTTATAAGCTTACTTTTTGTAACCTTTTGTCAGGTTGTAGGCTTACTTTTTGCAAAAGGTAGTAGCAATTGCTACCTATTGCACAATTCTTCTTCAGAAGTTCACAATTGCCGTAGTTCTGTGTATTCACTTATACATTTCAAGGGTATCAATTCCGGTGTAGGTATGAACAAGCTTTCTTACCTCATCCCCACAGGATTCTGCCATAGCCTTCTTGTCTTCCAGATCCAATCCTTCCTTCACCTGAAGTTCATACATCTTATCCATCATGGCCGACATGAAAATCTTTACGATGGCCCTGAATCCATCCATGGTGTATCCTGGTGGAATACTTTCATGGGCCTCATGTAGCCATAATGTATCTTCAATCCTTTCCAGTAATGGACTGATTGCTATCCCGATTTTCACCATAATTATTTTCGTAATATTCTACTGATCTATCAAACCCACGAAAGCAAAGGTTCATGGCAATATAAGCGGCATCGTGGGCTTCAATGATTTGCTCCTTCTCCATTTCCTTGGCCTTATCCAGAATGGCATACCAGACCATCTTATCCTTTGGTTCTTCCCAGAGGGCTTTAAATAGCCACTCTACTGCGGCTTGTGCCATCAGTCAATCAGTTCATTAAGGTTCAGGTTGTACTTCTCCATAATCTCTTCAAGGGCCTTAAAGACAATGTCACTATCAATCATCTTGGCATCTTCGGATTCATCCCAGATACGATTAATCCGGCTATCGATGTCCCACAAGGCCAAAGCCATGTCCAAAGATTTAAGGCACCGACCGTGGGCCTTAATGTCATCTGAATCAGTCAGGTCAAATATTAATCTTGCTTTCATATTTATAGGTTATTCGTTTTCATCAGTGTACCAAATCCATTCTGGGATGGCCATAAAGTAATCGCAGTTCCCATCATCATCCGGTTCAAATTCCGAATAAGCTTGGAAGTACTCATCAGGTTTTGCCGTGAACCGGTAGCATTGCTCGGCCAACGGACAGATATAATTTTTACAAAGGCTAATGTCCGGCATCTTTCTTTTTGTTTTCAATGGCTCTATTCAAATACCATGCGGCTTTCTCAAGATCCTCCAGATACTTCCACTCATTCTTCTTCCCGGCTCTGGAGATATACTTCACCACATTACCCAAATTAAAATCCAAGTCCCATGCCTCTATAACCTTGATGGCCTCAAAAGGATTATCGGCACCGCCATAGTGCTTGGGATTATTGACCATACCAACCGATGGATGGTCTTGTACGAAATTACTCAGAATCGAACCCATCTTCTTCTTCCAGTTTATTCTTGATT